GTTCACCGATGACGAGTACTGCTCGCCGGAGACCGGTGACCCGCTGGAGGTTCGCGTCCGGCCCATGTCGATCGGCGTGCTCGATATGGTGGGCGAGCTGACCGAGCTGCGTGAGCGCAAGCTCACCGCGGCCGACATAAAGAGGATCTTCGAACTGTTCGAGCTGTTCGCCGAGCACCTGGTGAGTTGGAACCTGGAGACCGCCAAGCTCGACGAACGCGGCGAGCCCATCGAGGGTGAGACCGTACCGGTGCCGGCCACTGTGGACGGTGTACGGGCGCAGGATCTGGACTTCGGACTTACGCTCATGTTCGCCTGGCTGGACGCGGTGACCGGGGTGCCCGCCCCTTTAGCCGCGCCCTCCAGCTCTGGCGCCTCGTACCCGGCGGTATCGATTCCGATGGAAACGTTGTCACCAAACCCCGAGAGCTAGAGACCGCCGAGCTACTGCTCGGGATTATGGAGCGGTTCGGGTACGCCAGCCTGGCCGCGGTCCGCGCCGAATCGGCCGAGCTGCTCCAGCTACTGAAGATCGAGGCGTTGGGAAGGCCGGAAGCCGATGGCCAATGAGGTGGAGATCGTCGTCACGAGCCGGGACATGTCCGGCCCGGGGATGGCCTCTGCCCAGCAGAAGGCGACGGGACTCGGCTCGGCGTTCGGCAAGCTCGGCGAGCTGGCCCGGATAGCCGGCGGGTTCATCGTGGCGAACCTGGTCACCCAGGGGATCGGCAAGCTGGTCAGCGCGTTCGACACCGCCATCACCGCGGCCAGCGACCTGGGTGAGTCGGTCAACGCGGTGAACCAGATCTTCGACGAGGCGGCGCCGGCCGTCATCGCCTGGGGTGAGGCGAACGCGAACGCGCTCGGGCTGAGCCGCCGCGCGTTCCAGCAGTTGGCTACGCCACTGGGCGCCATGCTCAAGAACAGCGGACTGTCCATGAAGGACGTGGAGAAGAACACGATTGCGCTGACCGAGCGCGCGGCTGACATGGCCTCCGTGTTCAACACCGACGTGTCCGACGCGCTGGAGGCGATCCAGGCCGGCTTGCGCGGGGAGTCCGACCCGCTGGAACGGTACGGCGTCGGGCTCAATGCGGCCAAGGTGGAGGCGCAGGCCCTGGCGGACACCCACAAGAAGTCCGCGGCTCAGCTCACTGACCAGGAGAAGCAACTCGCCCGACTGAAGATCATCTTCCAGCAGACCAACGACGTGGCCGGCGACTTCCGGAACACGTCGGACGGGTATGCCAACTCGGCCCGGATCGCCGCGGCCAAGACGGAGGAGCTGAACGCGAAGATCGGTGAGCGGCTGATGCCGATCGCACAGAAGATGACCCAGGTGAAGCTCGCGCTCGTCGAGGCGATCTCGGACAAGCTGTTGCCGGCGCTGGACAAGGCCGCGGTGAAGATGGAGCCGTTGCGCCGGGCCATCGCCGATCACGTGGTGCCGGCGCTGATGCGGCTCTGGCAGTGGACCCAGGAGAAGGTGTTGCCGGTCATTGCGAAACTGGTCGACGAGTATGTCGCCCGCGGGGTCGAAGCCTTCCATGACCTGCAGGGTGTGATCAAAGACAACGAAGTGGAGCTTCGCCAGCTCGGTGAGTGGCTGGGGAAGATCGCGAACTTCATCATCGAGAAGGTGGTTCCGGTGGTCGGGCCGGTGCTGGCCAACGGCTTTAAGGTCGCGATCAACCAGATCAGTTTCATGATCACCATAGTCGGTACGGTCATCCGGGTGTGGAACGGAGCGGTCGACTTCTTCAAGAAACTGCCCGGCCGGATCAGCGCCGCGGCAAGCGGCATGTGGGATGGCATCAAGGCCGCGTTTCGCGGCGCGATCAACTGGATCGTGGATCGTTGGAACGGCCTGGAGTTCCGGGTACCGGGATTCTCGGCGTTCGGGTTCTCGGTGCCTGGCGTCACGCTCGGCCTGCCGGACATTCCGCGGCTCGCCCACGGCGGTATCCGGGGTGGTTGGGCGATGCTCGGCGAGCGCGGCGCGGAGCTGGTGCGGCTACCCCAGGGCTCGCAGGTCTACAGTGCCGCGCAGTCCCGCGGCATGGCCGAGCTCGGCGGAAGCCGGGCGCTGGATGTGACCGCGTCGTGGGCCGGTGGCGGAGGACCGGCCGGCGACCTGGGGGCGGCACTGCTGAAGATGATGCGGCTCGTCATCCGTGAGCGCGGCGGGGACGTGGTCGCGGTGCTCGGCCCGGCGGGCTGAGTCATGGCTGATCCGGTTGTCGAAGAGTATCTAGCCGGCGTCGCGCTCGGCGCGGATGTCACGCTGGTGACTGGTGCCGGTACGCAGGTTGGTTGGGTGCTGCTCGCGGTCCAGGGGTGGGATTACTCACCAGGACATGAGATGAAGCCGCCCACCGGTACGGCTGGTGACTGGAAGCGAGTCGGATACTTCACCCTGGGAGAGAACGGTGCGGTATCGTTCTCTGCCGCTGTGGGGTTTCGTTACAGTCTATGGACCCGCACGGTCACCTCCGGCGGGGCGCAGACCGTCACCATGCGACGCGACAACAATGCTCAGACAGATAATCACTGTCGACTCTATGTGTTGTCCGGGGTACGCGCCTACACCCCAATTCGGTTTCGGGGGTCGGGCGTCAACAGCACGCTTGACGAACTGTACAGTACCAGCCATGTAGCCGGTCAGACATACGCACCCGACGATGATGCACTGCTGATCGCCATCTGGCTGTCCGGTGACAATGGGGTCGGTTCGTCGAACCTCACCCTGCCGGCCAGCTTGACCATTCAGGCCGAGTTGGATGGTTTCTTCTCCACCTCACGTTCGGGCTATGTCGCGCTGGCCGCGGCCGGACCGACCGGCGAGCTGACCGCGACCGACTCGTTCAACAACGGATATTGCGCTCTACAGATTGTAGTTTCCGGCTCTCAGGGCGCGGTGACATTCCCGAGTACGGCCATGGGATTCCGTGTCGAGCTGGCGCTCGGTGCCGATCTGACCGACCATCCGGACGACTGGACCTGGACGGACATCACCGATTACGTCTTCTGGCGTGATGGAATCACGACCACGGTTGGTCGGGCGGACGAGTCGAGCCGGATCGAACCGGGATCGTGCGCACTCACCCTCGACAACATCATCTCCAGTGTCCAGGGTGGACGGTTCAGCTCGCGCAATCCGCTGTCTCCCTACTTTGGACAGTTGCGGGTCAATACTCCGATCCGGATATGGATCGACCCCGGGTCGGGGTTTACCGAGCGCTTCAGCGGGTTCGTGCCGAGCTGGCCGCCGCGCTGGTCGACAGGGGCTGACCGGTACGTCCGGATCAACGCCAAGGGGATTCTCTACCTACTTGGTCAAGGCACACCGCCTGAGCATTCGTCGATCTGGCGTCGGACGATGGCGCAGCGAAACCTTGGACTGCTCGGCTACTGGTCGCTGGAGGATGAGGCGGGCGCCGTCGCGGCACTGAGCGCGTTACCGGGCGGCTCGCCCCTCGATGTAGTGGGTGATGTCGTTTTTGCCGATACTGACATCGACTTCGGAGGTGACATCACCGTCTATCCCGCGGACACGTTCGGTACCAAGGCTCTGCCCAGCTTCAATACCGGTGGTCAACTGTTCGGCAGTGTGCCTCGTGGTTCATCCTCGCCGATAGAGTGGACATTTGTCATATACACCGTGTCGTCCGCCACTGGACCCGGTGAGACCGTGCATATCGCTGAATGGGAGACCCCAGGCGGCTCGTTCGTGAAATGGCGCCTTCAGGAGACAACCGCCCCGCTGACCGAGCTCGTCGGGTTCGACGCGGCCGGCACTGCCACCACACTACTGTCTGTGGCGAGGTCTTCGCTCGATCTCTACCCCTGGGTTATCACTGCCCGGCAAGGTGGGGCCAACGTCGTCACATCGTTCTACCTGGGTTCTCCCGTGGTGCTCGATACCGATAGCCGAGCAGGAACGCTGGCCTACGTCTCGTCGTTCGTGCTGAACCCCCGGGCCAATTCGACAACGGCTCCTTGGCACATGGGACATGTGCAGTTCTGGGATATAGGACTTGATGACCCATCTCGATTCAGTTCGGTTATTCCGAGTAATTACTTCGATGATTACAGCTATTTGATCTTTTCGATACTAGGCGTCAAGGAAGAGGCTGCCCACCTACGGCTGGCCCGATTGTGCGCCGAGGACGGGATCGAGCTGACCACGGTCCCCGTAGATACGCCATATGCCATCCGGATGGATAGCCAGCGATCCGGTACCCAGCTTGCCCTGTACCGAGAGTGCGAGGCAACCGACGCCGGGGTGTTGTACGAGCAGGGGTTCGGGCTCGGCTACCTGCCGCGTGTCAGTCGGTACAACCCGCCCGTCAGCCTGGCCGCGGACTACGCGCAGGGTCATCTCTGGCAGTAACCCGAGCCGGTCGACGATGACCAGCGGTTGCGCAACCGGGCCAGCGTTGCGCGGGCGTTCGGTAGCGCTGGCGTCTGGGAGAAGTCGGACGGACCGTCCGGTGTAGACACTGTCGGGCTGTACGAGACGGGCGGCTCGCTGACCCTGAACATCGATCCACGAGAAAACCTCGTGGATCGAGCCGCGCTGGAGGTGGCGCAGGGCACTCCGCCGGAGTACCGGTACCCGGTGATCTCGGTCAACCTGGGCCGGCCGGACGCGGTCGAGCTAATCCCGGACTGGCTGAACATGCCCACCCAGGGTGGCCGGATGACGATCGCCAACCCGCCGGACGACGTACCGCCGGAGACCATCGACCTGATTCGCGAGGGGTACACCGAGTTCGTCACCAGTAAGCAATGGGAGGTTTGGGCGAACTGTTCGCCTGCTTCTCCCTGGCTCATGTGGACGGTCGAGGGCTCGGCGAACACGGGCCGGCTCGACACGGCCGGCTCGGTGGTCGCGGTCGACACACTGTCCAGCTCGACCACGCTGCCGGTCCGGCGCAGCGACCGGATTCTGAAAAAGTGGTCCACGTCGGTGACCGGGTACGACATCGAGGTCACGCCGGCCGGTTACACCGCGGGCGAACGAATGACCGTGACCGCGGTCGCGGATGTCACCCCGAGCTTCGTCGCAGCCGGCGCCGCGGCGCACGCGGTCAACGCCAGCGTGACTCCGGCGCTACCCAACCATGCCGCCCGGGACGCGCTCTACGTGCTTGCGGCCATCCGCAACAGCGGTGCCGGCGTGCCGGCGACCGCGAGCGCCGGCTGGGAACGACTCGCAGTTTTCCCGACCGACTCCAACGTCCAGCTCTTCGGGAAGATCGCCGAGTCCGCGGCGGAGACCGATCCCACGATCACATTCTCCGGCGGGGTGGCCAACGCCGACACCAGCGCGCAGGCGTTCCGCGCCCGGGGGACCACGCTCGACATCATCGCTGCCGCGGCTCAGCTCAACGGCTCGGCGCAGGACATCGCTTACCCAGCGCTCACCCTGCCCGATGATCTGATCAACTGGAACCAGGTCTTCGTGCTGTTCCTGGGCTGGAAAGCCGACGACTTGACCAGCGTGGCGACCCTCGCGGGTTCGGTCGAGATCGGCGAACCGGATACGACAACCGGCGATGACCAGGGAATCGTCTGGGATCGGCTGAGCGTGGGAGTCGCGGTCAACATCGCGTCCGGCTCGTTCGTCGTGACCGGCGGGGCGAACGCGATCAGTCGTGGTGCCGTCGTGGCCTTCTATGTCGTCGAGCAGAACCTGACCATTACCCGGTCGGTCAACGGCGCCGCGCTGGCGCTCGCACCCGGCGACGACGTACGGCTCTGGCGACCCAACCATCTAGCGCTGTGAGGAACCCATGGCTCGTGCAGTCGATTTCGTAGCGGCGCAGATACCGACCGCCGATCAGCTCGATGTGCTGGTCGACTACTTCGCCCACCTGACCTCGCCGCTCACGGACATCGTCAGCAACACGACCCTGGCTGACGTGACCGGCCTGTCGCTCGACCTGCCGACCGGCTACACCTTCCGGTTCGAGTGTGGACTGTTCGCGGCCAGCGCCAGCAACACCCCGGACATGGACAGCAAAATGGCTTACAGCGGCAGTACGTCCCTGTACCGGGAATGGTTCGAGGGACCGTTGGCCGCGATCACTGCGGTACCGAACACGATCACCATGTTGGGTACCGCCACCACGCCGACCGAGGTCACGTCGGGTGTCACCTCGACCGAGAGCCTGACCCTCATCCGTGGTCACTTCACCACCACGACGGCCGGCACGCTGAAGGTCCAGGCCGCTCAAAACGTCAGCAACGCGACCGCGCTGAGCATCAAGGCGGGATCGTATCTGTGGGCGCGAATCGTGGCGTAGGCTGCGCGCATGGTCACCATCGTCACGCGTCCACAGTGGGATGCCCGCTCGCCGAGCAGCGCGGTCGACCTGGCCAAGTGGAGCCAGCGGACCGGGTTCGTCGTGCACTACTCGGCCGCGAACAAGGATCAGACCGTACGGTCGATCCAGAACTTCCACATGGACAGCAACGGCTGGCGGGACATCGGATACAACTGGCTGGTCACTGTGGACGGTCGGGTCTGGGAAGGCCGTCAACATACCTGGGACGCGATCGGCGCACACGTGCAAGATCACAATACCGAGAACATCGGGTGCTGCATGATCGGCACCGATGCGGACGTGACCGACGAGGCGAAGCGCTCGATCCGGTGGCTCTACGACGAGGCCTGCCGGCTGGCCGGGCGTACGTTGGCGAAGCGGTACCACTCGCAGTACGCGAGCACGAGCTGCCCAGGGAACAACCTGCGCGCCTGGGTACAGGCCGGCATGCCGATATCGACAACGGAAGGCGGCAACGACATGGAGCAGACCGAGAGACTGATCAACGACACCGGGTCACCCAACCGGACCGTGGGCAACGTGCTGGCCGACATCGAGAACCTCCGCAACTGGGCTGTGTCCGAGCCCGGCGCCGGCTCGCTCGGCGTACCGATCGCCGGCTCGGTCGGGGACCTGCTGCTGCAGGCGGCGCAGGCGGTGCTGGACGGCTCGCTCGTCGTCGACCCGGCCGCGGTCGCCGCGGCGCTCGCGGCGGACGAGGCATGGACCCAGGGCCTGGCCGATCGGATCGCCGAGCAGGTCAGCCAGCGGCCGATGAGCGTCGGGCTGAGTGTGAGTCTGACCGGATCGGCGAGCGGGCAAGCGACACCGATCGAGTAGCTTTTGGGGCATGCCCCCCGAATTGGTCGCCTGGCTGCCGGTCCTCAACCTCGGCGCCATGGGCGCGCTGTTCTGGCTGGTCGGCACCGGCCGACTGGTCCCGCGGGCGACCGTCGAGCGGGATGTCCGTGCACCACTGCAGGCGCTGGCGGAGGATCGACGGATGGCGTACGAGACCGAACGAGCTCGGGCCGATCTGCTCGCCGCGCAACTGGCCAGGTTTCTGCGCCTGGCCGACCGGGCAGAAGAGACCAGATCATGACCTGGCGCTGGCCGTGGTCGCACGGCAACGGGCGGGCGCGGGAGATCGAGCGGGCGCGGGAGGACGCGACGATCGAACGGGCCGCAGCGGAGCGCCGGCTGAACGAGGCGAGGCTGCGAGCCCGGGCGGCCGATCGTAGCCTGGATCGGTTCGCGACCTGGATCACGGATGCCCTGGAGGGACGATGAGCGCGGTACGGGTGGTCGAGCTGGCGCTGTTCGTGGTCGCGCTCGCCGCGCTGGCGACGTTCGTCGTGGTGTACGCGCGGCGGAGTTGGTACCGCAGTTCGACCGGCCGGGCCGTCATGGCGATGAACGCCGGCTGGTTGCTCTTCGCGGCGGCGCTGGCCGGCTCGGGCTGGGTCGAGCTGCCCGCGGCGGTCTGGATCCTGATTCTCGGCGTGCTCGACGTGACGCTCTGGGGGCAGGTCGTGCTGTTGCTCAGAGCAGGTCGTGCGGGCACTGTACGCTCCGCTGACGGACGAAAGGAGTAGACCGTGGACCAGTACCGCAAGTTCATCGCCGCGCTCGTGACGGCCGGTGTGTCTGCCGCGCTGCAGTTCCTGCCGCTGAGCGACACGTGGCGGGGCATCCTGTTGGTGATCGGCGCCATCGCGACCGCGGCGAGCGTGTGGGCGGTGCCGAACGCGCCGACCGCCGAGCAACGCGAAGAGATCCTGGCCAGCGTCCGACCGCCGACTCAGCGGCAGTTCCCCACCCGATAAACCTTGCCGGATCCTGGTAGGATTCGGTGAACACCTACCCCCGATCGGAAGGGAAGTCATGAGCGACGAGTACGAGACCGGCGTGCCACCGTTGACCGAAGCTGAGTACGTCGAGGACGTTACTCCAGAGAACGATCCGGACGCGGTTGCCGAGGCTGAGCTCACGGCGGAAGCCGAAGCGCTCGAAGCGGCGAACGAGGCTGCGCAGGACGAGTCCGAGAGCGACGACGCGCCGGATCCGAACCTGGGCGAGTAGATCTTTTCTCTCCTCCAAAGAGAAAGCAACAGATCCCTGCCGGACACTTGGCGGCAGGGATCTGTTGTCTGTCTATGTAGACTTTCAAATACAGGAAAAGGCCCGGCTCGCGAGAGGCATTCCAAAGTCTACATAGGTGGACTTTCAAATCCTCTTCGCGAGCCGGGCCTTTTCCTGTATTTGAAAGTCAGAGCGACGGTTCGCCAGCGTGCACCCGGGCGAACGGATCGGTCGTGGGCAGGGCTGCCGCCGTGGGTGGGGTGGGCGCGTCCAGCTCGACGGAGCTCGGCGGGGTTACGGGCTTCGGCGGGCGACCGCGGCGTCGGCCGCCCCCGTTGACGACCGGCTCGGGTACTGGCGGGAAGCCCGCGGCGGTCAGGGTGGCGTTCAGCCGGTTGGCCAGCTCACCGACCATGCCCTTGATGCCAGCGCCGACCATGCCGGGCTCGCCGGTTACTTGGGCGATCAGCACGGGTGGGCTGTCGTCGTCGAGCTTCTCCAGCGTCCAGCGGTACAACTCGGTCATACGTTATTCTCCAATTCGGACAGTTGAGTTACCTTGACCCATGCGCCGGTCCATCCGTCGATGGCACGACGTTTGGTGTGTAGGTATTCGGAGCCGGTGATGATCGGCCATGTCTCGGGTCTACCGGCATACACCTTGTAGAGTCGATCACAGCCGACCCACAGTGCATCGTCCGCCCATACGCCGGCCCGGGTGAGTGCGTCGGCCACGCCACGCGCCAGCTTGTCGAGGTCCGGCGGCTTGGCCGGGTAGTCGTCCAGCCAGGGCGTGTCCGGGCTCTGGTGCTCGGCCCGGTCGAGCGAGAACACCAGATCGAGCACGCAGGGCATGGTGGCGGTTCGCCACTTCGCGGCGATGCGCGCCCGTTGCGCGGCCAGGATAACCGCGTCCATCCAGGCGGGCAGGTAGCGCGACTGTTCGTAGAACTGGCCCGCTCCGCCGTGCTGTTTCGAGCCCTTGGGCGCCGGTCGGCCGTACGTGACGAACTCCAGCGCGCTCACTTCGGATCCAGCTCCCTGGGGTGCTCGCCGTACCAGTGCATGGCCGCGACGAGCGCGGCCCGGTGCTTGCGGTGGTCCTGGCGCTTGAACGTACGGGTGATCTCGCTGCGCAACTCGGACGGCAGCCGGTACCAGTCGGTCGGGCAGGCCAACTTGTCGCGGTGCACCCGCTCGCCGCAGCCCCCGGGGCATTCGTGGGTGCCCTCGCGGCTCACCGCGCGTACTCCAGCTCGGCGCTGGCCGCGTGGACGGTCCGCCAGGCGGACGTGTCGAACGTCAGCCAGGACGGGTCGACCTGAGGCATTTGCTCGGCGAGGGTGTCGAACAGCACGGCTGGCGGGCTCTCCGGCGTGAATCCGTCGATGATCCGGTTCAGGATCAGGTTCGCGTCGAATCCACGTTCGACCGCGCTCCATCCGGCCGGGTCGGGCGCCTGCTCGGCCGCGGTGTGCAGCTCGACCGCGTATGCCTCGTCGGCGCCGTCGTGCTCGAATGCCCAGCGTGTCCGACGACTGATGAGCCCCAGGGCCTGATCGACCAGCAGAAGCGCCCCGCCGAGCACGAGCATGCAGCCGACGAGAATCAACACCGGCCCACGAGCGGCCAGCGAGGGAACCGCGAACGTCATCGTCTACTCTCCTCCAACGGTGCCAGGTCCCGCCCGAGCCTTGTTCGGCGAGTCGAGCGGGACCGACACGGCCTATTCCTTCAGCTCACGCCTGGCCTTCAGCTCACGTGCCACCAAGCGAATGTGATCGTGAACACGGCTCACCCGCCGAACGGGTCGCGCGGGTTGGCGCGCAGCCAGGCACGAGCCAGTGCCATTTCTTCGTCGGTCGGCTTGTCGATCAGCCAGGAACCCTGCGGCTGATTCTTCGGATCGTCCTGGAACAGCCGGCCGAGCACCATGGTGATCGAGCCGGGCGGCAGGGTCACGCCGGCACGCTGGCGCTCGACGTTGGCCATGGCGACCGAGGTCTGGCTGATCAGGCCCACGTTACTGATCCACATGCCCTGAATGAACCAGGGCACCGTAGCCGACTTGTCGTGCGGCCGGCGCTGGCTGGTCTGCAGGGCTTCCGGCGAGCCGCCGTACGCGACCGGCTCGGCCGGCGCGAGCACGACAATATCCGCAGTTAGCCGGTCCTGGACGACGGGCTGGCCGTTGTTGTCCTTCAGGGTGCGGGAGATCAGCCCGCGCTGGATCTTCTGCGGGATGATCAACAGGGTGCGGCCCTCCAGGTCGCGGATGCGCGGCCGGCTGGCCTGGGGTGCCGGTCCGCCGAATGGGTCGTCCGCCCCGCTGTGCGGGGCGCTGGTGGCTGGGGGCGGGCTGGCCGGTACTGCCGGGTACCCCTGGGGCGCCGGGGGCGCGTAGGCCGGCTGAGCGGGCGCGGGCGGTGCTGCTACCTGCTGTCCGAACGGGTTGGTCATCTCTCGATCCTCGTTTCTCGGTGCTCTGGATTCGGGTAGGTGCTGCCGGTGGAGTAGGCGCGTAGCGTCGCCTCGTTCTTGGGCTCCAGCCAGACTGCCATTCTCAGCGTCCCGGAGGGCGCATCACCCAGCTCTGGCCTGCCAGCACGTTTAGGAGATCTGCCCTGATACCTGGCTGGAGTCTCCACCAGCAGCACGTCTCGGATCCTACCAGGATTTTGGTAGGGGGGGGTACGTCTTGCGCGGGTCGGGCGTGTGGCGCTCGGCCGCGAGCCGAGCCTGGATCACTGACAGCGACTGCTCACCATCGGCCACGAAGATCTGATCCTGCCGGCGGTGCCGGCCGGCGCCCTGGTCGGGACTGCCAGTACCCGCTGCCTTTCGGCGCGTTGTGCTTGCCCATACGCTCTCCTCCTGCTCGTCGCGGTGCCCCCGGGTCGGGGCGCGCGGTCAGTGGGTGGGCGGGAGTCGAACCCGCCTCCACCATCACCCTCTTTTGCGGCCGGCCAGCCAGGCGTGCACGGTCTCGGGGTACCACACCGGCCGGTCCTCCAGGTCGTACCCGTCCTCGGCCGGCGCCTGCCCGCGGCTGACGTAGCCGGTCCATGTCTTGGTGCCGACGCCGGCCGCGGCGGCACACTGCCAGTTGTGCCACATTTCCCGGCCGGCCGTGTCGTACGTCGCAGCGATCCGGGCGGTCACCGGA